AATCCACCAACTGACTGAACTAAAACTAAGGAGGAACTTATCAATGAAGAAGCTTACTAAAAAGGACCAGGAAATTCTCAATCGTCTCATCAATGACTTCAACTCTTACTCTGAGTTAGTGGCTCTCAATCGCTACAAGAAGCATGAGGAGGGAATCACCGAATGGAACCGAGGCTCTCTCAGCATCATTCGTGACTACTTAGAGGACTTCACTAAGTCTCGTGGAATAGGACTCATCTTCACCTGCGGAACTCATCCCTTCCTGGACTACGAACTCGAATATGTCACTGTTTCCCCTGTCTCTGTGGAGAAATAAAGAATCAATCCCCTGGGTCAAGAGTCTGGGGGATTTTCTTTTGCGTATGGGTATGGTATAATAGGGATAAAGGGAGGAGGTGAAGAATATGGAAATTCTAAAGAATGCTTTAATCGAATCGGAGAAATGGGATGAGACAGTTCAAGAACTAACCCTTGCTTTTCAAATGGCTAGTAAAGAGGCCATAAGAATTGTCGAAAGAGTTACAGAATCTATAGGAGTGATTATGGGGTCCTTTAATCCGACTTTACAATCCATTAGTAATATGGTGAATAGAATAATCGTGGAAAGGGAGAAGGATGAGTATCTTAGACAAGAGGCTATACAACTCCACCTTGTGAGTAAAAGGATAGTATCTCTGTCTTATCGTGGTGGTAAGGTGGGGAATAAGAACATGAACAGGATTAAGAAACAAATGTTCTATTATTACAAAAGGAATCCCAGACAAAGGGATGGGCTGAATATAAAGGACCTACAGGGGGAGCCTAGGGGCCTGTAGGGGCCATTTTAGGGGGTATCCTGGTATGTTTACTACCCCCAGGGGATAAAGTGGCTGTAACGGCCCTTAAAACGGCAAATGGAGGGGGTTATAGTTTTCCACATTTCCACAAAGTTTTCCACATACAGGTATAAAACTTGTACTAGAATTAAAATCAAGAAAGGATAATCAAGAAAGGATGGTCAAGAATGTCTGATAAATCAAGGAAGAGGGTTACTCGGGATGAACTGTTCTCGAAGATATGTTACGAGGTGTCCCAGAGATCTACCTGCCTCCGGTCTCAGGTAGGAGCCCTTGTGGTAAGGGATGGGCGTATCATCTCCATGGGATATAATGGGCCTGTCTCTAACATGCCTGTTTGTATTAGTAGACCGGCAGAGGGAGAACTGGATTCTAGTCAACGATTAAATGTGTATCATGCTATACAGGATGACTATTACTGTATGGGACCGGGATGCACTAGAAGTGTACATGCTGAGATGAATGCTATCGCCTTCGCTGCTAAGGCTGGCGTCTCTGTGGATGGATGTACTATGTACTGCTCAATGGCTCCGTGTATAAACTGCGCTAAGATCATTGTCAACTCTGGCATTAAGGAGGTGAAGTATATGAACGAGTATAGAGATCTCTCAGGACTCAAATTATTGGAGAAGGTCGGTATCAAAGTTGAGAGACTAAGAGAAGAGTCGATCGACGATTCGAAACTGTGACGAAGCTCTCTTGGCGATCGACGAAAGTAGGGGGTAGATCTACTTGTTAAGCTTCCACACAAGTTCACACAAGTCATAAAAACAATTCACTATAAGGAGGAGATAGAGAAATGATTTGTTATAATCAGGATGTAGAAGGTCATTGTTTGGCCTACAATGGTGTAAAGTGCAGTGAGAATTGCTCCGCCCGAATTAAAACTATCGAAGAGAAGATAGCTTTGTTGAACTGTCTACTAAAGGGGGCAGTTTCCAAAAAGGGGACTCATAAACTAGAACAGGAGCTTATGACTGCCCGAATGGTGAAGTACAACCTAGACCGAGGAAAGTACAGTGGATGGATGTCCTGCTACATAGCTGACCAGCATAGAGGAACTGGGGGAGGACAATCCGAGTCAGATGCTAATGCCAAAACCAGCATGAAGCAAAAGATGAAGGATAATCGCCCGGTGGGGGTAAAGCCTACTAAAGTCCAACTACAGGAGTATAGGGAGGAACTTCAAAAGTGGGAGGAGGAACATGAGAAGCTGGAAAGGTTATCTCGTACTAGCATGTCTCACCGAAAGGAAGACTCTTATACTGGAGTTCCTATATGCTTCGTAGATCACGGGCTCGGGCATTGCAAGGGCCAAAGAACATCTCGGGGGATTTTAGTTAAGGACTGTAGAGAATGTGAATATTTATGGGAGGAAAGCAAATGACCTGGAAGTGTGGATTGATACCTAAAGGAAGAAGCTGTCATTATGAGAAGTTCCAGTGTCTGAAGTGTTGTACTAAGAATCTCAGTGCAGCAGTTCAACAGCTGAGATGGTCATTGCCCTTCGGAATAGGAAAACACTTCAAGACCTATGAACACAAAGTAGAATGTGATGACTGGAAGAGATGAAGAGTTTAGGGGGTGGACAAAGGTCCACTCCTTCTCTTATAATGGTATTGTAAAAACCTGCATTAGCAGGAATAATAGGAGGTAAAGTGATGGATGCTGTAAATTTCATTAAAGAGTGGAATCGTATGTTGAAGAAAGTAGGTAAGGCTCCTTGTATTGAGTCTAATATCCGGACTCCAGAAGAGACAGTTTCTATGATTGAGGAATGGTCTATTGCCCATCCGCTCAAGACACGCCAGGATGCATTTCTGGAGCAGTGGCCGAATGCGACGAGAGACAGTGGCGGTGTCGTAAACATTTGCCCGAATTTGTTTGATGTCGATATTAGCTGCACTGATGAAGAAACCGAACGTACTGGACTGTGTAAGTCCTGTGATGACTGCCAACGTGAGTTCTGGATGCAGGAGGTGGAATGATGAAAGACGCAATGCTGGAGGCCTTAGAGGAAATCGAGAACGGTATGTGCCGCATTAAGGAACGGCGGAGCATTTGGCAGAATAGTCTTGTATATGCTCTCTGTCAAGCAGTACGGCTGCTGCTGATAGATAAGATCAAGGAGGAGCGAAGGCGAAAGGAGTGAAGTGATGTTTACGATGTATATAAGAAAGGATGAAGTTCATATGGTTCAATCTGAATTAAGGCCCTGTTTGGTAGAGGGCAAGAAGTATCTGTTTCACAGATGGGCTGACCGAAGATGGGTAGTAGGACCTAGCCCTTTACGGGGAGGTCATCCTGGTGGGGAGTGTGCAGGGGTATTCGCCATAGTAGAGGATGAGGAAGGTCAGGTTCTCGAGTTCTATCCCAGTCAGATCAAATTCCTAGACCGTTCTCCTGAGGAGCCTGAAGAGGTTCAGTTTGAGCCCTGTAAGTGCTACCACTCGGAGTATGGACATGGGGTATGCTGGGGTACTAAGGAGAAAGATCCCTGTTCTTGTGGAGGGGATAAGACTCTTTGTGACTATTACCCAGAGTCAAGAAAGTAGAGTATTTACATATTCTACTTCTTGTGATATACTATAATCATCCTAGGGGGACATCTCCTATGGAGAGTAAGGTACTCATTTTCCGTTATCAGTGCAAATGGTACTGGACGATGTAAGAAAGGATGAAGTTCATATGATTCAAAAATCCAAAGGGAGTACAACTCCGAAGACGGGCTCTGTGATTGTAGCCAAGACCTTCCTGGAGAAGATACCCGAGAACTGCTGGGCCTGTGGCTACTGTGGCTGTAACCTTCCTTGTCAGGCCCGGAACAAGGACCTGCTGCAGAAGGCCTATAAGACCAAGCGGCATAAGGACTGCCCTTTGATAGAGGTGGACCTGGATGGCCAGAAGGGAGGGATTGACCTTTAGGGAGCTGAAGTCCTGACCCCGTACTACGGAGTTGAGGAGACTGTGACCAGGACCAGGTAAATCAAGAGTATTCTGGTTTACAACCTGTTCCCAGTGTGATATACTATATTTATCCCAGGGGGACACCCCCACATATCCGACCTACACTAACTCCCACTTCCCATAGGTATATGGGACAAGGAACAGTGGCAAGGACCCCCTGGGAACCATAAGGGCCTTTAGCTCAGTTGGTTAGAGCATCTCGCTCATAACGGGATGGTCCCGGGTTCAAATCCCCGAAGGCCCACCATCTGCAGGTGTAGTACAATGGTTAGGACATCAGCCTTCCAAGCTGAGGATGTGGGTTCAATTCCCATCACCTGCTCCAATACAGGGATGTAGCCAAGTGGTAAGGCAAGGGACTTTGACTCCCTAATTCGCTGGTTCAAATCCAGCCACCCCTGCCATATCCGGATATGGTGGAATCGGCAGACACGTTGGATTTAGGTTCCAATAGCCTCAGGCTGTGGGGGTTCAAATCCCCCTATCCGGACCAAGGTGGCCCCTCCTAGCCACCTAAAGTAATATCCAGTTGGTGGAGTTGCTAGAAAAGAATGGTCTACTGAAGGATTCCCTGCTATAGGGGTCGTAAAGGGGCCATTCTTTTCTAGTAGTAAATCAAGAGTTTACACCATGGACAAATCAAGGGTGATATGGTAATATGTACGTGTAAGGAAGTAGTAATATCCCATAAATACCTGTAAAAGTCCCTATTTAAGGGCCTAAAACCCCCCAAGGGGTTATTTTTATGTTCAAGACTCGACAAATTTTAGACAAATTTAGGAAGGGGGTGTAACCATGGGGGAGAATAAAAAGGTAAAATATGATGAGGCCGTCAAGAATTATAGCCCTACTGAACTGAAGAAACATCATGATGAAACCCTTACCTATTATATAGACCACTCTGGAGAGGTCAGTGTTAAGGTTCTTTCCCGTGTGGGTAAAGTTCCCCAGTCCTACGTACGTAAGTGGATGAAAGAGGAGAACTGGGACCAATACACCAAGGAAGACCCAGAGGACAAGATCAAGGTTAGTGAAAAGACCAAGCAGTTCATTCAGTCTGCTGCTGAGGACTATGGACTGAGTGAGAAGGAGGAAGCCTTCTGCTATCATTACTTCAAGTGCAAGAATGCCACTCAGGCAGCACTCAGGGCAGGCTATCCTTCTACTTGGGCTTATAACGCTGCCTACCTGCTGCTAAACAAGCCTAAGATTCAAAGGTTCCTGAGGGACATACAGTCTCATGCCTGTGAGGAGCTTTTTGTGGATACTCTAGACATCATCCGTATGTGGGCCAAGATCGCCTTCGCCGATATGAATGACTACGTATCTGTTTCTGGTGCAGGAGTTATGCTAAAGGGCTCCAATCAAACAGATGGTCAGGTCATTACTGAGATCAAGGAAGGCAAAGATGGTATTACCATTAAAATGGCCGATAAGATGAAGGCCCTTGATAGACTGTCTTCCTATTTCAAGGTACTACCAGGGGATAAGGCTCAGGATGCTAAACTTCGGATTCTGGAGAAGGCCTCTAGATCTGAGGATGAAGACGATGAGCCTCTGAAGATAGAGATTGTGGGTGTGTGACCATGTTCAGGGTAAGAAAAGAGGTCAACGAACATTTTCGTGAGTTCGTGGGAGACTGGAACTCTAAATTCTACTTTCTACTCGGAGGATATGGTTCTTCCAAGTCATACCACATAGCGCTTAAGATCATTCTCAAGTGCGTAAAGGAGAAGAGAAAGGTCCTGGTGGTTCGTGAAGTTTACGAGACCATTCGTGAGTCTTGTTTTTCCCTGTTCGAGGAACTGGCTGAAGACCTACACTTCACAGATGATAAACATGGCCCTCCCGTAATGAGGTTTGTCCAGTCCCCTATGAAGATTAGATTTAAGAATGGTTCTCAGATCATCTTCAAGGGGATGGATAAACCTGCTAAGTTAAAGTCCATCAATGGAGTTACCATAATTTGGATAGAAGAAGCCTCTGAGCTCAAGTATACTGGCTATAAAGAACTGCTAGGTCGTGCTAGACACCCCTCCCTAAGTATCCATTTCATTCTCTCTGAGAATCCTGTGGACAAGGGAAACTGGACCTATAAGCAGTTCTTCAAAGATGAGGAAAAAGATCGATTCATTCTCGATGATGAGGAGCTCTATAAAAAGCGAATCATTAGAACTAAGGATACCTATTATCACCACTCAACCGTAGATGATAATCATTTTCTTCCAACTTCCTACATTGAGCAGTTAGATGAGATACGGTCCTATGACCCGGACCTATACCGAATCGCTCGTTTGGGTCACTTTGGAATAAACGGTACTAAGGTGCTCCCACAGTTCGAGGTAGCTAGGTCCCATCTGGATGTTATGGCCAAAGTGGCTTCTATCCCAGATAAGTTCAAGTTCAATGGTATGGACTTTGGATTTGAAACCTCTTACAATGCCCTTGTTCGTATGGCTGTGGACGACCAACAGAAGATACTTTACATTTATTGGGAGTATTATAAAAATCACATGACTGATGATAGGACCGCTAAGGAACTCAGGGAGTTCGGTATGGATAAGGTACAGATTGTAGCTGATGCTGCTGAGCCTAAGGCCATTACCTTCTATCAACAGTCAGGCTTTAGAATGAGAAAGTGTAGAAAGTGGGCCGGTTCCCGTTTGGAGAACACTCGTAAGGTCAAACGTTTCCACAAGATCATCTGTTCCCCTGAGTGTAAGAATTGTATAAAGGAGCTCAAAAGCCTTACCTATCAAACAGACAAGAATGGAGATCTCATTTATGATGAGTTCAACATCGATCCCCATACCTTCTCGGCTATCTGGTATGGACTGGACAATTATACTGTGGCTGACGTGAAAAACATACCTCGTAATAGTCGAAAGGGTGGTGAGGCTGCTTGAAAACCCCCTGCTTTAACTGCTTAAGCAGAAAGAGTGGTTGTCACTCGGTATGTGTTGAGTACATAGAATTCCAAAGGCTCGTGGCTAAGATCAAGGAACAAAAAGTAAAGGAAGGCTTTTTTCTGGGTTATCAGAGAAGCCTTAAGTACCAAATGGATAAAAGAAAGTCTAACTGAAGGGAGTGATATTCAATGGCTGATATAGAGAGAGTTGATGTGGTGGCTTCTGGCCTTCGCATCCCCTATAGTCTTATTTCTGAGGAGCTAGAGGGGCTGTATGGCTCTAGAGTTCTGGCAGAGATGGCGGAGATCATAGGGTATTATAGTGTATATGAGAAGGGAGCTCAGTTCAAGACCGAAGGCTCCAGAAGTGACTATGTTCCTTCCGATCTGAGGTTCAAACAAGCTTCTTCCCTTATCAATAAGGAGGCTCGTTTTCTCTTCTCCCGCTCCCCTGATCTGTGGGTAGAAATTCCTCATGAGGAAAAAGACCATGAAAGAGCTATAGAGCAGAGCTCCATTCTTCAAAACCTGGTAGATAGTGTCCTCTCCCAGAACCATTTTAAGTCTAAACTGTTAAAAGCAGCTAAGGACTGTTTCATCGGAAAGCGTGTGGCTTACTTCGTCAACTTCGATGAGGAGAAGCAGACCATTAAGGTCAACTTCATTCCTTCCCTAGAGTTTGTATATGAGACTGACAATGATGATAGTGACCTTATCACTAAGATTGTGGCCTTCTATACCGTTATCGACTCTAAGACCAAAGCAGACCAGAGAATTTACAAGAAGAAGTACTGGATGGACCAGGGCTACTGCTGGATAAATGAGGCCATCTATGATGGTCATGGAACTCTTATCGAGGAGATTACTCCTGATAGACCTACCAAGTTTACCTACATTCCGGCTGGAGTTATCGTAAATGATGGACTAACTGGGGATATGCTGGGAGAGTCTGAGGTCTCTAATCTAGAGGAGTTTGAGAGCTGGTTCTCCCGTCTATCCAATGCGGATATGGATGCTGAGAGACAGGGAATGAATCCTGTACGATGGGCCAGGGACATGAATCCTGAGTCCACCAAAAACCTATCCATAGCCGCTGGGGCCTTCTGGGACCTCTCCACGGACCAAAACTCTGCTGAAGGAGTAACTGGAGAGGTTGGGGTTCTGGAGACCTCCATGAACTATACCAATGCCATTAGCTCTACCCTATCCCGAATCAAATCCAGCATGTACGACACTGTAGATATGCCTGATGTATCTCCTGATGCCCTGAAGGGTGTGGTCTCCAGTGGTAAGACTCTAAAGGCTATATACTGGGGTCTTATCGTTCGTTGTGATGAAAAGATGCTGGCTTGGAGGCCTGCTCTTGAGAACATTGTAAGAATCATCATCGATGGGGCTAAACTCTATCCGGGTTCTGCGAAACCCTATATAGATGACCCCATTCCCGATGTTCTCTTTGAGGTTAGGGTGGATAATCAGTACCCCCTGCCTGAGGATGAGGTGGAGGAGAAACAGATCGATCTGGCTGAGGTAACCAATCAAACTATGTCCCGAAAGGCTTACATGAAGAAGTGGCGTAACCTCACCGATGAGGAAGCTGATATGGAAATTAAGCAGATTGCCATGGAGAGACAAATTCTTGAGGATTCCTTCTCCCCCATGGAGGGCCTTTCCACCGATGAATCCCAGGAAGGGGGGGGTGATACTAATGCTACAGAAGATTGAGTCCTATCTGTCCATATCTGTAAAGGAAAGGGGTACTGGAAGAGAAATAGACCTCTCTAATGCTAAAAACATTCTGTTCGGTCTAAGGCAGCAGTATGGAACATACCTAGAATTTCCTGGAAAATATGAGAATGGAAAGGTAGTTGTAAAGGTTCCTTATGAATCTGCCATGCGACTAACTACCTCTCCTACAAAGGGACAACTATACTGGACCGATGAAAATGACAATAAAAAAGCTACGGTACCTGCTTCTGTACATGTAGACGAATTGCTTCGTGAGGCCGGATATGATTGATCTAGTTTTGGAGGTGTCTCAAGAAGAATACGGTCTTGAGGTAACTTCGGCAGAAGTGATCAACATATCGGGGAAACCTTATGAAGGGGAATACCTTGTAAAACCAGATTTTATTGGTATGACTCTTCCTACAAAAGATCGGGTTTTGAATGAAGATGTAACCGTCAACCCTATCGAAGTGACACGAGTAAGCAACCCTAGCGGGGGTACAACAATATATATTGGAGGTATAACAAATGGCTGAAAAGTACAATAGTAAGGTAGTCCTGGCGTCCGGAGAAGTCCTAATGGACTTGACCGGTGATGACATTACTGCTGCCGACCTTGCGAAGGGCAAAAAGGCCCATGACAAAACTGGTGCTCCAATTGTGGGTACAAGTACAAAGGATGCTGATACCAGTGATGCTACTGCGGGAGCAGCGGAAATTCTGATTGGTAAGACCGCATATGTGACCGGAGCCAAGGTTACTGGTACCATGCCCAACAACGGCGCAAAGACCCTGAAGGTTTCTAAGAAGAGTGTTTCTGTTCCCATTCCTCAGGGCTATCACGATGGCAGTGGAGCTGCTCAGATTGACCCGGTCGAGGCGGCAAAGGTTATTCCCAACAACATCCGTCAGGGCATCTCGATTCTGGGTGTTGAGGGTACCATGTCCGGCACGGAAGGTGCAAAAGCCCAGGCCAAGACTGCAACCCCGTCTTTCGCACAGCAGGTCATTGCTCCTGACAGTCCCACATACAATTATCTGTCCCAGGTAACTGTGGAGGCTATTCCAGTTAAGTACGCCGACAATCCGCAAGGCGGTCAGACGGTAACAATCGGATAAGGGGAGGGGGATAATGCCCCCGTTCCCCGAAGGGAGGATTATTATGGCAAACACCAATCAGGTCATAGTAAATGGGAAAACCATTTTAGACCTTCGGTCTGATACAGTAACTCCTAAGACCTTACAGAAGGGCATTACCACCCACGACAAGAGCGGTGCGAAGATCACAGGCACACTGATCGTGCCGGGACAGGAGACGAGGAATGTCGATCTGAATATGCAGAGCGGCAATCAAGATATTGTCTCCAGTACCGGGATGCTGATGAAGCAGGTCACAGTGATAAAGCCCGGCACGTTCCTGCCGGAGAACATCAAGAAGGGCGTAAACATCGGTGGCGTGATCGGAACCCTTGAGGCATCACCTTCCGGAGGAGGCTCCACCGGAGAAACTTGGGTGCTGAATAACGAAGTAGGTTCGCTCGACTCTGGGGGCGAGACAATTAATGTAAATTTTACTTCCAATGGGCTATCTTTTAGTTCAATTGGAATATCAATAAATCTGCGGAGACAGATATTGTACGGTAGCACTGTAGTAAGAGCGTTCGATGCATGGACTTCCCAAGCCTACCGCAAACTCACCTTCGACGCCTCGCCAACCGGCGATCTGCTCACCTGGCTCCAGGCCAACGGTGTAAAGCAGGCCAACGATACCGCTGTGCAGCCCTCCAAGAACGTATCTATCACAGCGAATGGGACTACCGAGGTGACTCCTGATGTACCCTATGATGCACTGAAGGAGGTCAGTGTGCAGACGAATGTACCGGGTTCCCCTGGGTTTTCTGTAACCTTTCCCAGTACAGTTGATAACCCTGAGGGTGGTTTCACCACTCCCAGTATGTATCTATACAAAGCAGATGGTACTACTACACAGGTATTTTCTGCATCGGGTACTGAATATTCTAACATAGCTGGAAAAACAATTGAGGGAGTTATAGGAATTTACTATGACAATACTTCCAAGTTTCATAAATTGAAGCTTACACTTACTGGAAGTGTCTATGTAACGTCTTTGTCTATGGGGGTTGGGATAACCACTAATGGAGTTACTCCTGCAACATTCGCAACCCCAAGCGTTCCTACACTCTTCCTATTCTTGTCGGACTCTACCATAACTAATATGGAAATCCATAATACAGATTAAACATGAAACTTGATTCTTAATAGAATCACTAAGGGGGTGATGGATTGGCTAGTATCAATTTACAGGATGGTGAACAGGCTAGACTGACCATCACTAAAGAACAGGAAGCAGAGATTTCTAAGCTATATCACAAAGTATACCTAAACCTCAAGAAACAGATGGATGCACTTCCCTTACAGGGGGAAGGTACTACATCACAATCGCTCAAGAAAACCTATCTCAACAAGTTGATAAAGCAACTAAAGGCTGAGTATAAATCCCTAGGAGAAGGGCTAGAGAAGCAAATCAAAAAGGGAATGGAAGGAGTTTCCTCCTCCGTGGTTCAGGCTAATGATGACTGGCTTCAAAGGGTTGGTATAAAGATAGAAGGAGCATATAGTTTCGTTCCTAAGGATATAGTGGCCTTGGTCTCCACAGGAAAGTTATATGGTGATGGATGGACCCTAAGTAAGGCCATCTGGGGGGAATCCCGGAAACATGCTCATGATATAGATACCATTGTGGCTTCAGGTATAGCGGCTAATAAGTCCGCCTACGACATTGCCAAAGACCTGGAGAAGTATGTCAATCCCTCGGCGAGAAAAGAATGGGATTGGTCTAAGGTATATCCGGGGACTTCCAAGAAGATAGACTACAATGCTCAGCGTTTGGCTAGAACTATGGTTTCTCATGCTTATCAACAGAGTTTACTTGCCTCCACTAAATATAATCCCTTTGTAAAGGGATATAGGTGGAGATCAGCTCATTCAGATCGTACCTGTGAACTCTGTAACAGCCGGGATGGTCAACTGTATTCCGCTCATGATCTTCCCCTAGACCATCCCAATGGTATGTGTACCTTTATAGCTGAACTTACAGGAGACCTAGAGTCTATAGCGGATAGACTGGGGGACTGGGCCAATGGTGCTGATGACCCTGCTCTTGATAGGTGGTATCAGTCTATGGTTGGTAATTCTCCTGGGAAAGTGGTTACTAAGAAACAAAAGGAGAAAGCCATCACTTCTGGGGAGGTTACCTTTGGTTCGACCAAGTGGATAGATAGAAACTTTAGCAATATGCGAAAGAATATTACCCGGGAATTTGGTAAGGAAGCTTGGATTCCCATTAGGGATAAGCTGGGTAGTTTGGATGAAACCCAACTGAGGTGGTTGTCCTCTGGCAATAGTCGTCTAAGGGAACTGATAAATGATGTGGGTAAGGGTTACTATAGCTCTAGGGATCGTCTAATATCAGTAGATCTTCTTAGGGATATTTCCCCCTCCAATGGACGAGGTCCTTTCTCCACTCTATTCCATGAATATGGACATCTTTTAGATGACAAGTATGGACCCGCAGGAAGGGGGTTAAGTTCTCTCCCAGATTTTGGAAAAACCATTTACAAATCCCTACAAACCGAATATAATAACATTGTAGATAAATCCACTGGAAGGATAATCCAGAGGGTTAGGGATTCTCTAATAGGGGATGACTATTCCCATGGAGTTCAAGATATAATTTCAGGACTATCCGGTGATAGCAATCGTATCAAGTGGGGCCATAGTTCTGAATATTGGGCCAGAAAGGGAGTAAATGCCTGGATGGAAGTAACTTCTGAGGCTTTTGCAAACATGAATTCAGCTTATATAAATGGTGGTAAGGCTGAACAATACTTTGAGGAGATTTTTCCTGAGAGTTATAGACTATTTAAGGAGGAGGTTGCTAAGATTGTTCAACAGGAAATTTCAAAAACTGTGGGATGAGTACCATGAAAGTTTTGGTAGTTGGTTTCCCCTCATGTGCTTTCCCAATGACTCGAATGAGGAGTTAGAGAAGAAACTGTCCCAGTGTTTGAACGCCAATCAAAAGGCGGAGGAGTTTTTCAATCTTGATTATGGGGATGGATTTTACTATTAAACTCTATAACCATTAAGGGAGACCCATGATCTCCCTTTTTGTATACTGTCTTTTCACCAACTGTAGACGTAAAAGAATAGTTAGGGTATCACAGACCAGAGCTGTCTCTCTGGGGAAAGGAGCTCTATATGAGCAACTACAACGAAAACACCCTTAGAAACATTGGCCTTCAGTTTTTTGCTGAGGGGGGAGAGAATTCCGACTCCCAGGAGTCCCATGAGGATAAGGGTACCGGTAATCAGTCCGGGAAGACCTTTACTCAGGAGGATGTAAACGCTCTTCTGAAGAAGGAAAAAGAGTCCGCCAAGAAGGCCCTGCTGAAGGAGTTTGGTGTGGAAGATGCCAAGTCTGCCAAAGAGGGCCTGGCCAAGTACAAGGAGATTCTGGAGAAGGACAAAACTGATGCTCAAAAAGCCCAAGACGCTGTTGCTACTGAGACTAAAGCCAAGCAGGAGGCTGAGAAGAGAGCTCTCCTGGCAGAGGCTAAGGTGGAGGTTCTATCTGCGGGTTGCAAGCCAGAGTATCTAGATGATGTCATTACCCTGGCCCTAAAGAAGGTCTCTGATGATAAGGACCTATCTACTGTGGTAAAGGAGATGAAGGAAGAGTCCAAGTACTCGGCTTTTTTCGGGGGTTCCGATTCCGACTCTGGTGACAAGGGTACCGGAGGAGGAGCGGGATTCAAGAGAAAAGAGGGCTCCGATAAGAAGGGTGGTCTAGGTTCTCGTCTGGGAGCTCAGGCCATCCACAATACCAAAAATCCCTATTTTAATAACTAAAGGAGGAAAAACAAATGCTCAATCAGACTGGAATCAAGAAGACTACCTATGGTGGACCTGTTCAGATTCTGTTCAACGTTCAGAATCAGGTGTCCGTAAGTATTCGGGTAGATGATGCCTACTCCATTACTCGTGATGGCCACAAGATCGTTCCGGCGGGTACTCCCCTGAGTGGGGACCTAACCGCCCGTAACACTTCCTTTGTGAAGGCTGTGGATACTACCCACCCCGCCACGGGAGTTCTGCTTCACGATGTGGATGTTACCAATGGGGATGCCAATGGTACCCTACTCATCTGGGGATTCGTTGATCTGACCAAGGTCGATTCCACTACGGCGGCCCTTATCACCGCTACCCGTATGACCGAGCTAGCTGGCAAGGTCACTTTCCTGAAGTAATTCTTCACAACAATCTATAAAGGAGGAAAATTCTATATGCCTACCATTTTCGATTTCGTCAATGCCAATGAGATGGTCTCCTATTGGGAGACCCTGACCAAAGACCGTCCCCCCTACCTGGGGGAGACTCTGTTCCCCGCCCAGAAGAAGCTGGGCCTCGACCTGAAGTGGATTAAGGGTTCTTCCGGCCTGCCTGTGGTTCTGAAGCCCTCCGCTTTCGATGTAGGGGCTGTTCCCCGTCCTCGTATCGGCTTCGATCGTCTGACTGCTGAGATGCCTTTCTTCAAGGAGTCTCTGTACATCGATGAGGAGCTACGTCAGCAGCTGAACATGGTCCTGGAAACTGGCAACCAGGCCTACATTGATGCGGTCCTAAACCGTATCTTCAACGACAATACTGTTCTGCTGGAAGGTGCTGCTGCTCGTCGTGAGCAGATGCGTATGATGGCCCTAACCACTGGAGCTATCTCCATCACCGCCAACGGTCAGGCTTATAGCTATGACTATGGTATCCCCTCCACCCACAAGGTCACGGTGACCACCTCCTGGAGCACTACCTCTGCTGACATCGGAGCCGATATCGTGGCCGGTCAGGACCTGATCGAGGATGATACCGGTGTTCGTCCTACTCGTGCGGTCTGCTCCCGCAAGACCTGGGGATACATGCTCAAGAATGAAATCTTCAAGAAGTCCATCTATGTCCTGTCCCAGGGCCAGGCTACCCTGACTGACTCCGTTCTGAAGCAGTACCTGCAGGATACCTACGGCCTGGAGGTTGTGATTTACTCCAAGCGCTACAACAACGACTCCAAGGCTGCCACCAAGTACGTCCCCGATGACACCTTTGTCATGTTCCCCTCTGGTTCTCTGGGTACTACCTGGTTCGGCACCACTCCGGAGGAATCTGACCTGCTGGGCAAGGCTGTGGCCAATGTCTCCATCACCGATGTGGGCGTGGCTGTTACCTCCATCGAGAAGGCTGACCCCGTGAACGTGGAGACCAAGGTCACCATGATCTCCCTACCCTCCTTCGAGGCTGCAGACCAGGTTTACATTCTGGACGTTACGGTCTAAGACCAGGGAGGTACACTATGCTCAGAATCACTGATGGGAAGCAGACCTTGACTGTCTCCAAAGGGGCTTTCAAGGAGCTGTATTCCCCTTCTGGCTGGGTTGTAGTGGATAATACCCCCGCTATGCCCCTTCAGGGGCCCGCTGAGGGCCCTGGAGGGGGAGGGGATAGTAAACCCACCACCCCAGTAAATAATCTCCCTGAGGGCCCTTCTAACGGCCTAGACGAGGATGAATCCTTGGACGAGGAAGACACGCTCCAAAACATGTCCGAGATAGAACTCAAACAGTATGCCTCCCTACTGGGAATTAAGACAAAAACTCTCAAGACTCGGGAGGAGCTCATGAGGGCTATTAAGGCTCATCAGGAGTAAGGGGGGTTCTTCCATGTCCGATCTCAGTAACCTAAAGCTAATTCTTCGGGAGGAGGATATTCCCTTCTTCACAGACGAACAGCTAAACTTCTACCTCGAGCAGAATGGGGGAGATATACGGGCTACGGCTTACCAGTGTCTATTGGTCAAGGCTGAGGACACTACCCTCTCTGTGAGTGGTCTGTCTACGGCTGACACCAGTAAATACTTTCGGAGACTATCCTCCCAGTATAGGCCCTTTAACTCAGGAGTCCTTAAGGGGGTTTAGTCAATGAACACCAATTTTGAGAGGCATAAGCTTCTTCGGTTCATTAAGTCTCAGGGTCAGATCTACACTTTTGTGGCCTATGGAAAAAATCAGTTTGGGGAGCCTTCTGGGATAGAGACCTCTTTAGATGTTCCGGGGGTATATCATGAGACCCAGGGATATGTTGCAGGTTCTGCTACTGATGGCTCCAATATTAAAACCAAACCCAACTCTCTCATAATGTGTCTTCTAGAAGACTCTGTGGGATTAAGTAGGGATATGATTACAACCATAGGTGACAAGAGGTATAGGGTGGTTGATCTGAGAAACGTAAACAACCTGGATGTGGCTTGTGATATTTCTTTGGAGGTGATTCTTGAGTGAGTGGATTCTCTTTGGATACCTCTAAGATAGATTCTTGGCTTGATTCTCTGGAGAGTAAGTCTGATAAGGCTATGAGGATGTATGCCGACAATGCTGCCCTAAAGCTTCAGAACTACGCTAGAGACAAAGCCCCCTGGACCGATAGAACTGGCCATGCCAGACAGAGACTCTCAGGAACTAATACCCAGGTAACTAAGGGTTACAAGATAACTCTGGCTCATGGGGTTGACTATGGAATATGGTTAGAGCTAGCTCATGAGAAACGATTTGCTATTATCCAACCCACTATCTTGGCCAACTCCCAGGAGATCATAAAGGGGTTTAATAAACTCCTAGAAAGGTTAGGTTAGTATGGCCGAAAGTAGAATCCAGGACATATACCTTCACCTAAAAAATCAGGGGTTTGAGACCTACTTTCCAGCACAAAAGGTAGGAGAGTGTCTATCCCCCTATGTGGTGGTTAAGGATGCCACCACCTCTAAATACATGGAATATTCTAGTACCATAACCTACTATGATATTTTGTGTTATATTCCCAAGAATCACTTTAGTGAGCTAGAGCCCTACGTAGAGTCGGTCAAAGAAGCCATGGGGGGACTTTTTCCTATGATTACTCCCACCTACTCTCAGACCCAGTCCTTCTATGATGACTCTGTAAAAGCCCACATGATAAGTGTTCAATACAAGAACTACCGGAAAATTATAATTTAAGGAGGTTAATTCTATGGCTATCAAAAAGGGAAATGAGATTCCCACTATCGATGTAGCTCTAGTAACCATCGATGATGGTACTAATGAGCTCATTCTAGACACCGCCTCCCAGATTCAGGTCACCGTTCAGGCTGATACCCAAGATGCGGTGAAGCTGGTGGTCAAGGGTCGTTTGATTGCTCAGAAGCCCACTGTTACCACCATTACGGGAAATACTATCGTCCTGACGGATAATGTGTTCAACCCTGAGCAGGTCAAAATTCTTCAGGGTGGAACCATCAAGTACTGGACTAGTGCTGCCCGTACTGAAGAGGGGGATACCGACTCGGGTTTCGGAGTAAGTTCCTATACTCCTCCTGTGGCTGGGTCTAGTGAAAAGGGTAAGGTGTTCACCCTGAACGCCTATTCCTCTATCTATGATGCGGCAGGACTCCTGACTGGATATGAGAAGATCTCCTATCCTAATTGTCAGGGTACTCCCATTGGCCTAAACTCCCAGGATGGGGCTTTTCGTGCTCCCGAGTATACCGTTAACTCGGCCCCCAAAACCGATGAGGCCCCCTACAAGATCTCCTACATCGATCCGGATGATCTTCCCAAGGTTGCTGGCTAAGGAGGAAAGATATGGAACAGAAAATTCTTCCCATCACTTCTCTGGAGTCTCTCCAGGAATATGCTAGAGGAGCTGTAGTGCAGCTTCCCTCTTTTTCTGAGGACCAGCCCTTTGTGGCTAGACTTCGGAGACCCTCTATGATGGCCCTTGCCAAGTCGGGAAAAATCCCCAACTCCCTCCTAAACACCGCTAACTCCCTATTTATGGGGGAGGGTATGGACTCCAACAATGAGAGAGCTCTCAAGGAAGTGCTTTCCATTGTGGACATTCTCTGCGAGGCTGCATTCGTAGAGCCCACCTACTCCCAGTTGAAGGAAGCTAGAGTGGAGTTGACTGACGAGCAATACATGGCAGTTTTCAATTATACCCAGCAAGGAGTGAAGGCTCTCGAGCCCTTTCGTGGGAAGTCGTGACATCTTACGAATTCTGGGTATCGCTCAACGCTATAAAATAAGACCTTCAGAGCTGATGGGGGACCTGGACGAATACACAGCTTATTGTTTCGATGAAGCCTGTGCATATATTATGAATAGGATTGATTCGGGGGAGGAGATTTGTATTCGTACCAGGTACACCTCATTCAGCGATTTATATTCCCAATATCAATAAGGGGGTGAGAACTTGATAAATATGGGAAGTGCAGTGGGCTATCTCCTTCTTGATACCACAGGATTCAAAGAGGGTATCAAGGGGGCTATTGGTCAACTAAAGGTATTTAAGGATGAAGAGGCTACCACCTCCGATAAGCTAACAGGGCTAGGAAAGGCCTTTACTGGAGCTGGAAAGGTTCTCACCAAAAATCTCACCGTTCCTCTAGTGGGTTTAGGAACTGTGGCTGTAAATACCACAGCCACCTTCGACTCCTCCATGTCTAAAGTTCAAGCTATCTCTGGTGCTGTGGGAGATGACTTTGACCGTCTTCGGGAAAAGGCCAAGGAGATGGGGGCCAAGACCAAGTTTAGTGCCTCTGAGGCTGCAGATGCCTTTACCTACATGGCAATGGCTGGTTGGAAGACGGAAGACATGTTAGACGGTATCGAAGGAATCATGAATCTGGCTGCTGCCTCGGGTGAAGATTTGGCCTCGACTTCCGATATAGTTACCGATGCTCTAACGGCTTTTGGACTACAGGCTAAAGACTCCGCCCATTTTGCCGATGTACTGGCTGCTGCCTCCAATAGTGCTAACACCAACGTTAGTATGTTGGGAGAATCCTTCAAGTACGTCGCCCCTGTGGCCGGAGCCCTGGGATATACTGCCGAAGATACTTCTATAGCTCTTGGCCTAATGGCCAATAGTGGTATTAAGGCTAGCCAGGCTGGTACAGCACTAAGGACTATGCTAACCAATCTAGCAAATCCCACAGATGATATGGCCGGGGCTATGAAAACCTTAAACATCTCCCTTACTGACTCTAAGGGAAACATGAAGTCCCTTAGGGAGATTATGGAAGACCTAAGGAGGGGATTTAGTACCCTAAGCGAGGCAGAGTCCGCTCAGGTGGCGGCAACGCTGGCAGGTAAGGAGGGAATGTCCGGACTACTAGCTATCGTTAACTCGGGTGAAGCTGATTTCAATAAGCTAGCTAAGGCCATAGACAATGCCGATGGTACGGCTGAAAACATGGCTAATACCATGCTCGATAATCTAAGTGGTCAATTGACCATTCTCAAGTCTTCCCTAGAGGGGGCAGCCATAGCATTTGGAGACCTACTAATGCCGCTGATTAAAGACTTGGTAGGGTTACTTCAAAGAGCTGTGGACTGGGTTAACAACCTTACCGATGAACAGAAGAAAACCATAGTTAGGGTAACCGAAGTCGTAGCTGTTGTAGGTCCGGCCCTTCTAATTTTGGGAAAGGTAGTAAAGACTATCGTCTCGGTCATAAACATCGTCAATAAGGTCAAAACAGTTATTCTTGCCCTAAAGCCAGTTATAGTAGCATTAAACGCTGTGTTGGCGGCTAATCCCATAGGAATAATCATAGCTGCTGTGGCAGCTCTGGTAGCTGCCTTTATCTATCTCTGGAATAACTGTGAATCCTTCCGTCAATTTTGGATTAATCTCTGGGAGGGAATCAAAAAGGTATTTAAGGATGTCATTGACTGGATAGTCAATGCCTTTAATGATGTAGTAGACTTCTTTAAGTCTATTCCTGAACAACTCGGGGAATTCTTCTCCTCTATTGGGGAGTGGATTTCAAATGCCTTCAACGATGTGATTACTTTCTTTTCCGAACTCCCTGGAAAACTCTGGGATTGGCTACAGGAAACTTGGGAATCCATTTCCGAATGGTTCTCTGAGCTTCCAGAGAATATAGCCTATTGGCTTGGCTACCTGGTTAGTACCATAGTTACTTGGGGTGTGGAGACTCGTGAGAAGATAGCCAATTGGTTTACCGAACTATTCTCCTCCATTGGAGAATGGATTTCCACAGCCTTCAACAATGTGGTTACATTCCTATCTGAACTTCCTGGAAAACTTTGGGACTGGCTAACTGGAATAGACGAAGGCCTACTAGATTGGGGTGTAGAAATCTTTAACAACATCGTGGACTGGTTTACCACTACCTGGGAGAATATAACCACTTTTCTTTCTGAACTTCCCGGAAGGGTCTGGGAGTGGTTGAGGGAAACCTTTAACCGAGTTGTTGCCTGGGGTTCTGATATTTGGAGCAAGGCAAGGGAGATTATCTCTACCTTCATCAATAGAATTGTGGATGGCCTAAGGTCCCTCCCGGGAAAATTCAAAGAGTGGTTTACGAGCGCTATAAATTACCTCAGGACCCTCCCGAGTCGAATGCTACATATAGGTAAGGATATTTTCAATGGGCTGTGGGATGGCCTAAAGTCTATTTGGAATAAGCTGACCGGGTGGATTGATGGAGTTGTAGGAAAGATCAAAAGTCTCTTTGGTAAGGCCAAGGAGGGGTACAATGATGCAATCAGTTCGGCCCACTCTATTAGGGGTTCTTATGCCTCTGGACTAGATTATGTTCCCCGAGACATGAATGTACGAGTCCATCAGGGTGAAGCCATACTTACCAAGGAAGAGAATGCTAGTCGGATTTCTTCTGGTTCAGTGTTTGAAAATGTAACCATAAATATTGACGGGGCTAAGTACAATGATGAGGAGAGCTTGGCTCGGGCTGTAGCCGAGGAGCTGCAAATCCTAACTGAGAGAAAGGGGATGGTGTGGAAATGATTACTCTTAATGGAATAACCTCTGACTCTTTGGGAATAATCGTAGATGGTTATTCTTTCAAGTCTATAGCTAAGAGAAGGGTAGAATCTCAACACATTCCCGGTAGAAATGGAGATCTTCTTATAGATGAAGGAGTATATGATAACTATACCCAGTCGTATACTATATATTGGCTTCCGTCTACCCCTCTGGCTTCTATATCTAGGTGGTTGAATCAATCGGGCTACGTAAAGCTAATAGACTCTGACCTTCCGGAGTACTATAGAATGGTTCAGGTGTCTGGACCTATAAACCCCATCAACCATAAGGATTGTTATACGGAGGCCTCTATCTCCTTTAATTGTAAACCCCAATGGTTCCTAGTCTCCGGGGATGTAGCAACAACCATGAGGGTTGCCACAAATATAGTAAATCCTACGCCGGAGTACTCCCATCCCCTGATCGTGGTATATGGAACAGGGGATGGGGTACTAAAGGTGAACGGGGAGAATATAACCCTAACCAGCATAGACACTAGTATTACTCTAGACAGTGAGCTTATGGAGGCTTCTGTCAATAGTAAGATGTCTGGAAACTTTCCAACACTAAAACCAGGTAGTAACTCCATAGATTGGAGTGGAGGGATTACCAAAGTAGACATTACTCCAAGGTGGTGGATAGCATGATACCAAAGCTCTTTGAATCCTCTGCAACTGAATTTACCACCAACGGACTGGGCTTACTGAACGGGGCTAGTTCCTGTTCAGTACGCCAAGTTCTAAATGGGGAATATGAGTTGCAATTTACTTATCCTATAAATGGGGCTCGATTTCCTCAACTAGTAGAACGGGCTCTAGTAATAGCTAAACCTGACCCTATATCCAATGACCAGGCCTTTAGAATTTATAGAATAGTAAAGAGCATGAAGGATACAGTGACCATTTACGCGGAGCACATATCCTATGATCTGGGAGGAATCCCTGTAAAGCCCTTTACTGCCCCTGATGTAGGAACGGCCCTCATAAGTCTAAAGGAGAACATGGTAGTTGATAGCCCCTTTACCTTCGTAACCGATAAAACCACCACAGTGGAAATGTCTCTCTCTGTTCCCTACTCTACTAGAAGTGTATTAGGGGGTGTAGAGGGTAGTATACTGGACACCTATAGGGGAGAGTATGAATGGGACAATTTTACGGTTCATCTGTGGAACAAAAGAGGGGACGATAGAGGAGTACATATTCGCTATGGAAAGAATCTAACTAACTTCGAACAGGATTCTAAGTGTTCCAATATGTACACTGGGGTTTATCCCTATTGGACCCAGGAGGGGGACACCGTAATGGGGGATCTCATTACTCTGGTAGATGAGACTGGATATAACAGGGTTTTGTCCCTGGACCTATCCTCAACCTTTCAACAAAGACCTTCGGTAGAGGAGTTAAACCTAGCAGCTCAAGCCTATGTCTCCAGCCATGATCTAGACAAACCCGCTGTTAGCTGGAAAGTATCTTTTGCCTCCCTGGAGAATACCACTGAATACGCGGGCAAAAATCTATTGGAAGGAATCTATCTCGGAGACACCGTCCATGTATACTTCGAGAAGTTAGGTATATCTGTAAATTCCCGGGCTGTGGAAACTAACTATGACCCCATTTTAGAGAGGTATAATAGTGTTACCCTTGGTTCGGTAAAAACTAATCTCTCCGATACTATAATTTCTCAGGAGAAGTCTCTTCAGGAGGTACCTACTAGGTCCCTGGTAGAGTCTATCTCCAGTAGCATAGCTGGTAAGCTAATAGGTATAAATGGTGGCTGTATAAGACAGTTAGATACCAATGGAGATGGGGAGCCTGATGAGCTGTATATAGCCGATGACCCAGATCCCCTAAAGGCTCTAAAGGTGTGGAGGTTCAACTATATGGGTTGGGCTGTTTCCAAAACTGGGTACAATGGGCCTTTCACCATGGGGGCTACTATAGAGGATGGATTTCTTGCAGACTTTATAACGGCTGCTAATCTTACTGCCGGAATAATTCAGAGCCGGGATAAAAAATCCTTTTATCTAAATCTTGACACGGGAGTATTGAGAATGGACGCTACCAGCATTGCCCTAAATGGTAATGAGCTTGGAGACTTTATCAATGTTACCTATGATGATCAAGATAGACCGGTAATTACTCTAGGGTGGTCTGGAAATAACATCCGGTTAAACCTACTTAATGACCGTATAAACTTTACGGATGCAAACAACCAGGAATTGGCTTATTGGACCACAGATAGCTTTCGTCTAAAGACCCTACAGAGTTTTCAGCTTGGAAACATGAAGATGGTGGCTCAGGAAAGTGGTTCTGTATCATTTATCGAGGGGGATGCTTAATGCCTACTTACACAAAAACCTGTTCAAATAACAGCAATTACTCCCTTCGACTTGAGTTATCCGAGTCTAATGTGAACATAACATCAAATACTTCGGTTGTTACCTATGCTCTCTATTTGGACTCAACCTATGCAAGATTTGAGGATTGGGATGTATCCTATACACTTCGGTTAGGAAATGAAGTCAACATCAGCAAAACAGAAAACCTTTCCATGCCTCCTACCAGAAAACAGCCTTTGTTACTTGTTTCTGGTTCAAAAATGGTTTCGCATGATGACAGTGGAGCAAAATCCCTAAGTGTATCTTGTTCAGTAAGTACTTCAACCTCACAATTTTATCTCCCAGGCTCAGCCAGTATAAGTGGGTACAGTTTTACTCTTACCACCATCGCTCGTAAGAGTACTATGTCAAATGTATCTGGTACAATTGGGAGTCCCATTTCTCTATCGGTTACAAGAAAAAACAGCAGTTTTACCCATACAATCACCTATACATTTGGAAATGCTTCTGGAACCATAGTCAGTAAATCTTCATCAACATCAATCAGTTGGACTCCACCTATATCTCTGTATCAGCAAATTGCAGGAAGTAGCAGTGGAAGGGGAACAATATCAATTGAGACTTTCAATGGGTCCTCTTCCCTGGGAAAAAATTCGTACACGCTCACTCTAAATGCCGCTACAGTATACCGAATCCCAAGCATATCTAACCTGTCTTTTGAAAGGGGCTCCGGATCTTCCGAGGAAGATTGGGTATCAGATCAATTTGGGCCCGATATTAAAATTAAGTATACTGCAACAATAACATCCGGAATAACGGGAAACTCAACATCCCTAGTGGTAAACCTCGGCACTGATACAGTGTATTCTTCCAGTAATGCAGAAAGCGGGTCTTATACTCACTATAAAACTGGCATTGGAACAGTTACAACTTATATTCTCACGATTAACCTATCTGATACAATTGGGTCCTCCAAGAAGTGGAATCTTACAGTACCAACAATAGCTGTACCCTTTGACATCAATGTTGGATTACCCGGCATTGCTTGTGGTAAAGTTGCTGAGGTAAAAAATGCTTTTGAAATTGCAGAAGATTGGAAACTGCGAATAGGAAGTACTTTTGTATTGGACCACATAATCGAACAGGGTACCTCTGGTAACTGGACGTACCACAAATATGCTTCCGGTTATGCGGACCTGTGGTGGCGTGGAGATGTTACTCCGACCAGTTATACTGCTGTGGGGAGCATGGTGTATACTGACATATTGAGGGTAACTATGCCCTTCGGAGTCACTGGAAATGTAGTTATTACAGGAACCTGTGAAAACCTACATATTGTGTGTAACGCTGACTGGAGTTTTGCAAACAAAACAGTATCTTTTAGATTACTTCGTGCAGCAGCGTTAACAGTAGGTCCGCAAACAGTATCTCTACGAATAACGGGTAAGTGGTCAACAGGTTAATAACCTGAGACAAATATACTTATGTTGAAAGGAGCAAACAAAATGAAACTCTCTAACAAACTGTATGACACCATGAAATGGCTGGTCATCATCGTTCTCCCGGCTCTGGCAACCCTATATACGGCCCTCGCCGCAGTGTGGGGATGGCCCTATGCAGAGGAGGTAAAAACCACCATCATCGCAGTAGACACCTTCCTTGGTGCTGTACTGTGCATTTCCAGTGTCACCTATAACAAAGGAGGTAACCTCAATGCCTAAGGTATTTCTTTCTCCCAGCAACCAGTACGATAACCGCTACGCCTATGGTAACACCACCGAAGGAGTCCAGTGTGGCAAGATTGCCGAATCCTGCAAGGCGGCCTTGGAGCGCAGTGGAGTGACCGTGAAGCTGATGCACGATGAATCCATGCAGGAGAAGTGCCGGGTATCCAACGCCTTTGACGCTGATCTCCATGTACCTATCCACACCAACGCCTTTAACGGCACGGTCAGCGGCACTCGCATGTTCTGCTTTAATAGCAGCGGCGAGGGCATGAAGGCCTGCAAGGCCATCTTTAACCGCCTGGCTCCGGTGACCCCTGGCACCAGCGAGAGTATCCAGGTAGATGCTTCTCTCTACGAGGTACGGGTGCCTGCCGCCCCTACGGCCTACATCGAGTGCGAGTTCCACGACAACCCCACTGCGTCTAAGTGGATCGTGGAGAATACCCGGCTTATCGGTGAGACCATAGCCAAGGGAATCTGTGACTACTTCGGAGTAGCCTTTAAGGAACCCGAGCAGCCCAAGCCTTCCACGAGTGATAAACTCTACCGTGTTCAGGTAGGAGCCTTTTCTGTTCGTGAAAATGCTGAGAAGATGCTGGCTCGCCTCAAGGCTGCCGGTTTCGATGGATTTATCCGGGAAGGGTAAGTATGGAAAGTATAACCTTTGTATGTGGAGTAGTGGCTTGTCTCATAGGTATACTCACCTTCATTGTGGGTATGAATAATAGGGCTAAGGCTGATGGTGAGGTGGTCCAAAAACTCAATCAGGCTGTAAGTGGTATCTCCGAGTTGAAGTCCGATGTAAAGGACATTAAGCGAAATCAACAGGACCTAGCCCTGCTGGTAAATTCCCACGAACAGCAGATTAAGACACTATTCCATAATATCGAAGATCTGAACAGTACCCATAGCGTCCTTATAGAAATTCTGAACCATATTAAACAGACAGGAGATGATCTACATGGACACGCCTATTCGGGACCTGGACGCCTTGAAGTCTGAAGAGGGTGCTCTGGACCAAAGCATTGCTCTCAATAAAATCACCATGAAGCTTCTTCATGATAGGGCTGCTGACTGCAAAAGACTTTGGATTGCCCTGGTCATTAGCATTCTGGTGAATCTAGCCCTAGTGGCCTCCTTCCTATGGTACGAGTCTAAGTGGAACTATACCACTGAGACCACTACAGTGACCCAGGATACGGGAGAGGGTACAGGAAACAACATATATCAAGCTGGAGAGAATGCTACCTATCATCAAGAAACCCTTCAGGAGGGAGAAGGGGGTGAGTAAGGATGGCAAAACAGAGGCTAGTAGTAACCCGGACCACCAGAACTAGGTCTCAGTCTCGCCCCTCTAAATCCACTACCAATTCTCCTAAATCCAAAGATAGTTCCCATCCTCGTTGCCCCACCTGTGGTCGATATGTGAATAAACCCTAAGGGGGGATTCCTTATGACCGAACATATAGAAACCCGAAACAGGCTTAAGGAGATAGTGGAAATACAAACCTTCTCGGATTTATTAAACCGCTGCATACTATCTGAAGAAGATCGACAAATCATGAAGCTTCACTACCTTCATGGAAAGGACCTTCGTTATATAGCCGACCTTCTGGGATATAGTGAAGGGACTATCAAGAAGAAGCATAGGAGAATACTGAAAAAGCTAAAGCAAATACTGTAACTAGAAGCCCCTGGCACTTTTGTGCTGGGGGCTTTTTTTTTGCGTTCTTTTCTAGACTAATGGTAAACCTAGTATAGCCCATGGACTATTCCCTTCCTGGTATAATAAAATTACCAAAAGGGAGGAGGATTAAACCCATGTTCGGACAACCTGGATATTCCCCATATAATGGATATATCAACCCCATGGCCCCAGCACAGCAAAGATTGGCCCAAATGGAGGCCCAGTACCCCCAATTCTCCCAGGGTGGTGTAAACACATACCCCCAGATGAATAGCCCTCTGGCGGCCTCTCAGGGCTCTCAGACGGGGTTTATAAAGGGGAGGGTGGTTACTTCCATAGATGAGGTAAAGGGGGCCATGATTGATCTGGATGGTGGAGTCCATGTCTTTACAGATTTTGGCAATCACAAGATTTACACCAAACAGATCAATCTAGATGGAACTGCCACAATCAACACTTATACTCTAGAGACCCCGTCCCCCATAGAAAAAGTAGAAATGGTAAACAAGGAAGAGTTTGATTCTGTGGTTCAATCCCTCAATCAGAAGGTAACTTTCCTCGAGGAAAAGTTGAAGGAGGTACTAGGAAATGTTCAATCCCCTACAAATGATTGGAATGCTTAAGGGAAAAAGTAACCCACAGCAGATGATGGGCCAAATGATGACTCAGCAGCTTCAAAACAATCCCCTCTTTCAAAGAGCTCAACAGATGGCCCAGGGAAAATCCCCCCAGGAGCTGGAGCAGGTAGCCAAGAATCTATGCCAGCAAAGGGGTATAGACCTAGACTTGGCTATGAATCAGTTCAAGCAGATGATGGGTCAAGGTAGGTAAAGCGCACTCCCAAGTGCTTTACAATATATCCTTTAAGGAGGTATGTACAATGGGTATGGAAAATGGTAGCGGGATGTCCGTGGCTGATGTCATGGCTCTCCAGAATCGAGACTCCGATGGAACGTTTGGAGGAGCAAATGGTACCTGGATTTGGGTATTCTTCCTGTTCTTCCTACTGGCCTGGGGCGGAGGTGGATTCGGCTTTGGTAACAATGCTGCAACCCAGGGAGCTCTAACCCGGGCAGAACTGTATGAGGGCCTGAACAATCAGGGTCTAGAGAATGGAATTCGCAATATCCAGAACGGCCTGTGTGATGGGTTCTACGCCATGAACACGACCATGCTTCAGGGTATGAACGGCCTACAGAGCCAGCTGTGCCAGGGATTCAACGGAGTGAATAGTGGTATCGCTGAGAATCGCTTCGCTGCTCAGCAGTGCTGCTGCGAAACCAACCGAAACCTCGATGCTATTCGGTATGAGAATGCTCGCAACACCTGTGACATCGTCAACGCCATTAAGGCTGATGGAGATGCCACTAGGGCTCTGATGACTCAGAACACCATTCAGGAGCTGCGAGACAATCTGCAGGCCGCACAGCTTCAGCTGGGTACTCTCTCCCAGACCCAGACCATCATCAATGCTGTTCGTCCCTTCCCCACCCCGAGCTATATCACCTGCAGCCCCTACACTGCGGCTAATGGCTATGGCTCCTATGGCTGTGGCAACGGCTGCGGCTGCTAACATCCCAGTAGTTGGCATATAGTTATGCCTCCACCAAAGAGGGGGGCATTAGGCTCCCCTCTTACATTATGAAAGGAGAATTATCATGAACAACCAGTACGCTAAATCCTGCATTCGAGCTTATAATAATACGGACCAGGCCTTTACTACAGCCCTAACCCCCCTGAATCTGGAAGGAACTCCTGTGGTTCAAAGTGGGTGTTCCCTTACCTTAAATACGACCAGCATTCGAGTAAATAAATCCGGCCTGTATCACCTTTCCGCTGATGTTACCTATACACCCACAGCAGCGGGGGTAGTAACCATCCAGTTCTACAAGGATGGAGTAGCTCTTCCCTGTGCTATATCCCAGCATACTGTAGCAGCTGAGAGTGTATACACTGACCACATAGAAACAGATCTCTGCCTAAATACTTGCTGTGTAAATCGTCCCCTCATTACTCTAGACATTAGTGGTGTGGCTGGTACGGTCAACCATACCTGTGTCGGGGCTATTAAGCTGGCATGACTAACTCCAATGAGTATGACCCTTTCGATACAATAGCCCTGTTCAATACTTTTCTGGGATTATTAAACTATAACAAAAATATATCCCAGCATAGAGAACAGGACCTGATGCAAGGAAAGTTAGACAGCATACTCGACAAATTAGAAACTATAGAAAGGAGACTTTTCCAAGATGGAGACGAACTCTAAATCCCTTGAAGAAATGACCAGTGAAGACATATTCATGGCTATTCACAACCATCAAATTACCGCCCTCATGTTTCATACACAGATGGCCGACCTCTTTGACTTCCTTGGGCTTATGGGATTCAAGAGAATGCATGAGTATCAATACTTCTCTGAGTCTGCTGAACATAGGGGACTCTGTAGATACTATATCAATCATCACAACAAGCTCCTAGTGGGGGGACACCCCAAGGGGCCGGAAGTTATACCCACAGAATGGGGGCAGTATACTCGATTCGATGTAACTCCTCAGGTTAGGAAACAGGCCGTAGAGAAGGCGTTCAAGGAGTATCAAGAATGGGAGTCTAGTACCAAGGAGCTCTATTCCAAGTACTCCATAGCCCTTATGAATCTAGGATGTGTAGCTGACTCCAATAAGATCTGCGATCTGGTATCTGATGTAGATATGGAGCTTAAACATCTAGACCGTCTATTTCTCAAACTCAAGGCCATGTCCTTCGATGCTGTGGGAATTATGGAGATGCAAGAGGAACTCCATGAGCACTATAGAGAAAAAACCAAGTCCATTGGTATAGACATTTGCTAACTAAGCAATAGAAACCCCCCTCTTAGGAGGGGGGTATTTCTTGTCTTACTTTGTATGGGCCTTCAGGATGGACCGAGCCAGCTCCAGCTCCTTCTGGTGAAGGTTCTTGTCCCACTCCCAACGATTACCTCCGAAGGGACGAGCAGCAGTCTCGTTTCTAAGAAGTCTTCTGGCCTTAGTCCCCTTCATGTGGAACTCAGAGGCCAGCTCCTTCAGAGTAACTAGATTCTCCTCGTTCTTCTCCACTTTAGGGGTCTTGGTCTTCTTGACCTGGGGCTTGGGGGACTCTTCCTTCTTCTGGGTCTCCTCCTCAGCTTTCTTGTAGGTCTCCTGGATGGAGAACAGCTCAGAGATAAGGTCAGCCTTCTTCATGGTCCACCAGTTCTTCACCTTGAACTCCTTAGCCAAGTTCTTGAGTTCAGAAGCAGTCAGGGTCTCCAGGTTGATGTTGATCAGGTTAGTCATTTTGTATTCCTCCTATAATGTAGATGTTGTTGGTGGGATGTGTTGTTTGATTACATTATCATTATAAGAGATTCCTAGAGACTTGTAAATGGGTAAATTAAGATTTTTTCAAAAATCTTTTGATGGCCCTAGCAGCTTCTCTGTTAGGCCACTTCCATGTTCCCTCGGGAGGTTTCTTCCCCTTGGCCCTGAGAAGCTTTCTGGCCTTAGCTGGGTCCATCCCTATTTCTTCACAGAGCTCTGCTAGGGTATACTCCCCAGTGGTTTTCCTAGGCCCTCTCCCAGTCCTGGGGGGCTTTTCCCTCTTGTCCTTAGGTCTGGATATGGGGGGGGCTTTTACCACTATGGGCTCCTCACGTCTTAATTGACGCTTCTCCCACTCTATTTCCTGACTAACCGATATTAGGGGCTTATATTCCCCAGAGGGCTTTTCACAGGAGGAGAAGAACCTCTCTAACATTCCTTGATATATGTTCCTAACATAGGGGAAGTAGGATAGATAAGGGTGTTCAGGTCCATGATCAGTCATTACCCTATACACCCTCTTTGAGTATTTGTGTTTTACATATTCCATAGATCTACCTCCTTAATTACATTATACCATAAAGAAGACCCCCAGTAAATGGGGGCCTTTCTTGAAGGCTACCACTGATTTTTGGGAATTCTGACCCTCTTCTTCCCTATGACTTCGTTGAGGTAAATATAGGGAGCTGAGGGGGTACGACTTTCTGAAATATTTATAGTAAACTTCCTTCCTGAAGTGGTCTTCCAGGAAAGAGCTTTGGTATAGAGTTCTACTTCAGCAATTTCCTCCCCCAGCTTTTTGGTATACCGGGTAGCCAGATTTTCCATGGTCTTCTGCAGGTTAGTCATTTTGTATTCCTCCTAAGAAGTGTTATTGTTTGGTATGCTTATAGTATACCAGACTCTCAAGAGTTTGTAAATGGGTAAATCAAGATTTTTTCCAAAGGTCCCTCATGAGCTCAGTTTTAATTCTAATGTTCTCAGCTATGTCCTCATCCACAGTTCCCTCACACATTAGAACTACTACCTCCATCCTATTCTTTTGACCGGGCCTTTTGATTCGAGAGATGGCCTGCCAGTAGTCATCTGCACTGTGGTTAGTACTGTAGAACATAACCGCATTTGCGGCTTGAAAGTTTAATCCAGTACTTCCCGAGTGTACTTGGAGTATAACTACATCTACCCCCCCCTTCTTGAAGTCACTTTCAACCCCTTCCTTATTCTTGGAGTCCCGATAGTTTTCAATCCTTTTTTCAGGAAAGGCCTTCTTCAGCTCCTTCTCTAGCAACCTTATCTCATCCACAAAGTTACAGAAAACTACAGTGGGGAGAGTTCTTTCTTTTAGGTAGTCTATGGCTAGGTCTAGCTTGTCTCTCCCCATGGGAACAAGCTCCCCACTATCCAGTCTCAAGAATCCCCCGGTGAGTTGGTGAAGTCTTATGAGCTTGGTGATGGTCAGATCACAAGAAGCCACATTTAGGAAGGGCTCGGCTTTTAGAAAGAGGGATAGGTAACTCTCCCGACTGGAGTACTCTATGTGATTCTGCCTTAGAATGGCCTTTAGACGGCCTCTGGTAGCCTCCAGTGGTATCTGGGTATATAAATCCTCATAGAGCTCTCCATACGCCTTCTGAGCGCCCCCTGTGAGCTCACAGGTAAGATAGCGAATATCCAGTGGGGGAAGATCAATGCAGTCCTCAATTTCTACTCGGTAGGAGGTATTGGCCACTAGGCTTTTTAGCTCATTAAGATTCTGATACCCCACTACCTCCTTTCCCATATATCCCCCCTTGCGAATGTATCGGGACTCAAAGTCCCTATAGTCCTCTCCGAAGATTTCAGGGTCCATGACCTTATACTGCATGAATAGGTCCTCATACCCCCTCCCCACTGGAGTCCCACTCATCAGGAGTCTGGTAGAGCATCCTCTGGTGAGTCGATAGATGGCCTTAGAGACCTGGGTATTTCTACCCTTGATTCTCTGGCTTTCATCCACAATAAGGGACTGTATCTTCATCTTCCTGAGTTGTGGTTCCAATATCCTGGCTTTCTCATAGTTTACTAGAAGTATCATTAAAGGAGCCTTATGTTCCTTTACAATGTCCTTCTTCCTGTTTCCGAGCCCTAGTTCCTTAAGCTCATTTAGAGATCTTAACTCATAGTCGTATTTTAGGAAGTCATTGAGCTGGTTTATCCAGTTCTGCTTCCCCTTTCCCTTTAGTCTCAGAATCTTGATTTCATTCCCGGGAAGCCAGGCCCACTCCTTAAGTTCTAAAGTCCAGTTGTACAGAAGATTATTGGGGGCAAAAACTACTACTCTATGCAATCCCATTTTTTGAAATCTTTCTACCGTGGTCCTTATGGCCACTGCGGTCTTCCCCGTTCCCTGGTCCATAAACAAGGCGAAGAAGGGCTCTTGTAAAGCCCTCCTTACGCCTTCCTTTTGGTGGGGATAGAGGTTATTCCTCTTCCCCATCCTCAGTCTCCTTCACAGTAGTTTCAACGGAGGACTTCAGGGAAGTAATGGCCACGGCTACCTTGGCCTTGGGGAACTCGTTGATAGTGGAGATCAGCTTCTCCCGGTTGGACTTGGGGGGAACTGACCCGCCCAGCTGAGAGATGATTTCGATCAGCTGCTTCTTAGTCAGATCATCCAGAGGACCCTTCTCCTTCACAACTTCTTTCTCTTCAGAGACGGTCTTCTCAGCCTTGGACTTCTTCTTCCTCTTTTTCTTGGGTTCCTGGGTCTTCTCCTGGGGCTTTTCCGGGTCCGAGATCAGTTCAATGATAGCCATATTGGCATAGTTGGAAAGATCTTTGAGGGTATCAATAAGGGACTCCCCATCAGACCCTTCCAGCCCCTTGGAGACCAGATTCTTTGCTCGGTTGAGCTTGTCCTCCAGTCGAATCATAGCTACAGCCTTCCCATACTCCTGGAAGGTTTTGGAGAAACTGTCTCCATATTTCTCGTTTCTCTCTGCGTAGATTACTTCCTCCTGCTTGTGGAGTTCCTTGAGTTGATTGAGCTTGTAATTGGTATTGGCCATGATTTCATTTCCTCCTTTAGTTTATAGTTTGTATCTTCTGGAGAAGTAGACATAAATCCGACTCCCCCATATAGATTTATAAGGTTAAGGGTCTTTTGCTGATTTTTAGTTATGGTACCCTCCTTCCCGGGACATTTAACCTCGATTCCTATGAGCCTACCCCTATGAACCCCCATAATATCTGGAAGCCCGATTCTTTGATAAGGTCCCCCATGGGTTTTGAAGTAAAATCCCGGAAAGGAGTCCTTTAGCATATCCAGAATCCTTTTTACTATTGAGGTCTCTGGTTTACTGGCCATATGGGATTACTCCTCATCGTCCTCTTCCAGTATTTCGATGAGGTCTTCTTTATCCATCCCCTTCTTAATCTTTAGGCCCCGGTCCTTACACTCAGCCTTCAGTTCAGACAGAGACATCTCAGAGTAGTCCTGGTCCTCATCCTCCTCCTCATCGTCTTCCTCCTCTTCGGAGTCTTCCCCCAGGGCCTCCAGAATGTCGTCCTCATCGGCAGAGTCCATAATGAGGTCAATGAGGGCCTTAGCCTTTTTGGCCTTCTTGATGTCAGAAGAGGAAATGTCCAGATCCCTAGCCAGGTCCTTCAGCTCATCGAGGTCCAGCTCAGACAGCTTATCCTCCACAGATTCATCGTCGGAATCCTCTTCCTGTGATTCCCCGGGATCGTTATACTGGAGAATGCGGGCTCTCTTCTTACCCTCATAGACTTCGTGACCAACTTCCACTTCACAGGTGAGGCCCACCAGGTCACGCAGGTTGAGATCAAAAGCCTTATTGGGTATGTTCATGCCCAGGGCCAACAGAACAGACTTCAGCTTGAACAGGGCCTGAGGCTGCAGAGAGCAGTTCTCATAGAGCTTAGTCCCCTTGTGAGCTCCCTCAGCCACTTCGAACTCGAAGGCGATCATGGGGTTACCATCTCGAGAGTCCTTCTGGGTAGCCTCATTGACCACTACCTCATAGGTACCTTCTGGAATAGCCTTACGGGAAGCCTCCACCCCTGAGAGGTCCACGTTGACAGAGCTAGAGCTTCTGCCTTTTCTAGATTTTGTTGCCATAGGGATATACCTCCTTAATTTTTGGGTTCATACTGATTATACCACTTATGGGGCCATTAGTAAATCATTTATTGGCCAGTTTTTTCTTTACTGACCCAGATTTTTTCTTGATTCCTGTGGATTCACTCCACTTCCCCTTGACTACTTTCATAATGTCTTGATAGGTAGCATCTACCAGGAACTGGGGACAAGGGGTACCAAAGGGGCGAGTTACCTTGGTGATATAATAGGGATTAGGGCCAAGTCTTAGACGAAATTCAATGTTTCTTCTAACCTTGGCTCCATCCAGTTTCTCTACATTCTCGAATTGGTAGGTATGCCCAATTACTCGAGAAGCAGCACATAGAGTACGAGCTACAGAAGGCATGAGACTAGGTCCTACCTCGGGAAGTAATTGGTCTTCTCCCTCCCCATCCCCAGACTCCATACGGTCTTGACAATTGAAGCAAGGAGTAATGCCCAAGTCAGTCAATCCCTTGTAGAGGTTGATTACCTCCTTAAGGTAACCTCCAGCAGTACCATACATGCCCTGGGACATTCTACTCTTACCTTCTTCATCCATGACCTTCTCATAGCAAAAATCCTGAAGGGCAGTCATGTGGTCAATTACCACAGACTTGAATCGGTCAGGGTTATCTTTGATATAGTCATAGATATCATAGATCTCATCGAACTCCTCCAGTTCAAAGACAGTGATGTCCCCCGGCTCTAGATCATCCCTCTTTCCTGAGTCGGTACCCTTGTCCTTTACATCGATTAAGAGTAAGGGCTTTGGTAGAGTACAGGATATGGTGGTTTTACCAGTACCTGGTCTCCCATATAGAGTAATGATCGTGGGAGTGTTCAGGTCTAGTAGGTCTTGAAAGCGGTCTTCTAGTCCGGACTTCTTAGGGGTTTTCTTCTTCGTTGCCATCGGGTCTTCCCTCCTTCTCTACTACTTCGAATTGCTTCTTTTGGATGAACTCAGTATCTAGTCCCATTAGGTCGGCCTGACACAGGGGCTTATAGTCACACCAGGCACAGCCCTTTCCCAGATTCCTATCATGTAGTTTGTCACCAGACTTCATGATCTCCCTGGCTGTGGATTTGAAGTCATCCATAATTCCCTTAACTACAGTGGGGTTGACCCTCACAGGATAACGCCTAAAGTAGTCTTCATAGGACACCTTAGCCAGTAGGTCTTCATAGTCCTCGGGATTCTGTCCCATTTCTCTTAAGGCCTTTTTAACCGTATAGGGGGTAGAATCAATCCCCCTCTTAGAGACCTTTCCATCCTTTAGGAATTGAGGTCTACCTGGTTCCTTGGCTCTAATAATGTCCCATAAGGTTCCTTTTGGGGAGTACCCCATCTCAGTTACGGCCCAGGTATATAGAGCGGACTGGGTGTTGAGGAGTAGAAAGTCATAGTCGGGGTTTCTCTTATAGGTTTTAGTCTCCTTGGGCCAAATGGCCCCTTTCTCATCCTCCACTAGAGCATCTAGATAGCCTTCGATGACTACCCCCGGCATAAGAGGGAGTTCAAAATGAAGTTCATTCCCCAAATAGATAAGACCATCATTTTCATAGAGAGCTTGATAGTTTTCCATCAATTCCTCTACCATTCGGGGGATGTCTCCCATCTCCACGATCTCCTCCTTGAAGGTTTCCTCATAGAACTGTTTGGCAAAGTTCCTATAGGGCTTTCTCCAAGACCTACCAGAATCATAGGCTTCTATACACTCATGGATGATAGAACCTCTTCTAAGGGCTATACCCTTTTTCTTAGGACGAAGTTTAAGACCATACTTGTAGTAGTAGGCCTTATGACACTTCCTCCAGGTGGTGACTTTGGAGTTAGACAGCTTCAGGGTTTCCAC